TACATATATTCCCTGATTTTTGTGGAAGCATACTAGGTTTTGCTTGGACGGCTTACAGCTCTAGCACTGACCTTGACGGAGTTTGGGTTAGATCTGACATGATAGGGAGATACGGACAGCATCTTTCTGATTCTACACGAACCGAAAACAAAACACTTATTCACGAGGTGGGCCACTTTGTGGGATTGCACCATGTGTTTAGAAATGTAGACTTCTGCGGCGAAGACACGGATGATTGCTTAAACGTAGGTGACTTCGTTTGCGACACCCCACCAACGAAGCTTAATTGGAGTTGCGAAAATCCTATATGCCCTCCAGCTTTGTATGGGTATGAACCGAATAATCATATGGATTACTACGTAGACTCTTGTAGAACCAATTTTACTCCTGGTCAAATTGAACGGATCCACGACATACTTCCTATATCACGCCCAGGGATTACAAGTCAAGATCCTTACTGTGTGGGAGACCTTGATGGAGACCACGTAGTAGGCACAGAAGACCTTATGCTTATGCTTGCTAATTGGGACAATCCATACTGGGATGATGGAGATATCAATGGAGATGGTTACTTTAACGTAATGGATTTTCAAGTGCTGCTATCTTACTGGGGAGTAGCATGTTACGGCGCTGAACTTGATCCTTTTTACAGAGAGGATCCGTTGCCTACAATAAACAAAGAAAGGGGCCGAAGCCCCTTCCTAGATTTAAGGTAACGTAACCCCGCACGATGTCGGTGTAACTATACAAATATAGTCAACCTTCGCAAACAGCACAGTTAAGGATGTCTCGCCCTACTTGCTGAGCCATATTAGCTCCTCGCTGGTAGTACAACGTCTTAACGCCTAGCTTCCATGCTTCGATTACGAGCTTGTTAACGTCTCTCAAGGGGACCTCGTCTCCAATCATAACGTTAAGCGATTGCCCTTGGTCAATGTACCTTTGCCTATCGGCTGCTTGCTGAATAACTTCCATCTGTGAAATCTCACCGAAGGTCTTGAAGATGTCTTTCTCTTCTTGACTTAAGAAGTCTAAGTCCTGCACCGATCCGCCAGAGAGCATAATCTGTCTCCATACCTCCTGGGTGTCCATATCCTTCTCAGCTAACAGGTCTTTTAAGTATGGGTTCTTGTAAGTAAACTTACCCTTAGCTAGATCCTTAGTGAAGTAATTAGACTGTAGCGGCTCAATAGAAGGCGATACCTGCCCTAGGATGAACGAAGACGACGTAGTAGGGGCAATAGCCATGCGGGTGCTGAAACGCTCTCCATACCCCTTTAAAACGGCTGGCTCTCCTTGACTCTCGGCTAAGGCCTCGCTCTGGCTTCGTGTCTCTGTGTCGATGACCCTGAACATCTCTTTGTTTATGAGTCTAGCGGTAAGGCTCTCGAATGGGATACGCTTACTCTGTAAGTAAGAATGATACCCTAGAGCCCCTACTCCGATACTGCGATGATCCTCGGCAAAGCGGACAGCCTTCTCTAAGAAAGGAACGCCTGATGCTTTTTCGACGAACTCAGAATACACGGCTTCTAACAGGTTAGTTAGAACTCTGACTGCGTTTGTACCCTTCCATTCGTCATAATGTAATAGGTTCATAGATGATAAACAACAAACGAAAGACTTATCCTCGTCGGTATACTCCATGATCTCAGCACAGAGCTGTGAGTGCTTGATCTCCATGTCTTGGTCTTTATACCACTGAGGCTTGCCATCGTTGACGTTGTCAGTGAAGAAGATATAGGGGTAGCCTGTTTCGCTACGCTTCTTATGGATCTTAGCCATAATCTCACGCTTCTTAACATCGCCCCCAATCATCTCTTCCATCCAATAGTTAGGAATGCATACAGCCATAGAGATATCCTGGATAGGATGCCCTTCACTACGCACCTGCAAGAACTCTTCGATGTCTCCGTGATCTACAGGAAGGTAAGCCGCCCATGACCCTCGTCGCACCTTGCCTTGAGAGATTACATTCGTTGTCGTGTTAAACAACTCCATCATAGATACAGCGCCGTTAGTCTCTCCTCCTGTAGATATCTTAGCCCCACGAGGACGGAGTTCACCAAAGTAAGTAGCTGTACCGCCACCGACCTTACTCATAGCTCCGATCTCAGCGTTACCGCGCAGGATATCAATGACGTCGTCCTGAAGCGTAGTTCCATAGCAGGATATAGGTAAGCCCTTCTCTTTACCGAAGTTTACCCATACAGGTGTCGATAGGCTGAACCAGCCCTTAGACATACAATGCTCGAACTCATCGGCAAAACCCTCCATCTGAAGGATCTCTTCTGCTCGCTCTGCTATCTCACGTACACGCTCCTCAACGGACTGCCCTTCGTCGAGGTATCCTCGCTCCATAAATGTTCGGGTCTCTGGTGTTACCCAGTAAAATAATTGCTTGTCCATTAGAATAATTCGTCTGCGTTAAATGATTTGTTGTTCTTTGTGTAGTCGATAGGCTTCTTGTGAAAGAAGTCAGATAAAGCTGAGGCATACACTTCCTCATCCATCCATTCGGTCTTCTTGAGGATATCTAAGTTCACATCAAACTGAGGATCAATACCGATACGCTCCATGCTGATGTTTACTCTGTTCTTCAAGTAATTGTTTAAGATACTGTCGCTAAGGAACTCATTCTCAAACCCTTGCAGGATCCAGTCTATAAGTCTTCGCTCTGCAATCATAGCTTCTTTAGCTTCGTCTGCGATACGCGCTTTGAGTTCATCGTCAAACAACTCAGGATGCTCAATGCGAATCTGATTGATCAGCGCCATACCTCCCTCTGCATGAAGGTTCTCTTCCTTGCTTGTGTACTGAACTACATTCGCTGTGTCTTTCATAACAGCCTTAAACCTATTGAAGCCAAGGATGGTATAGAACTGACTGAACAGCGATACGTTCTCAGTGAACAACGTAAACAGGATCAAGCTGTATAGCACTTGCTTACGGTCATCTTCGTATACCTTATCTACATATTTGTTGAGGTATTGTACTCGGTTGTTTACGAACTCATGATCGAGCAACGTAGTGAACTCATCCTCTAGTCCTAGCTTGGTTAGGATCTCTGAGTACGCACGAGAATGGATAACCTCTACACCTCCGAATACAGCACCCATATCAGCAATCTCTGGTTTAGGCAGAAGCTGTCCTATGTTAGCCCAGTACGATTTAACCGCTACCTCTACCTGAGAGATAAGCAGGATCGCTCGCTTGATAATACCTCTCTCCTCTTCAGAGATAGACGTAAAGTAGTCCTGCACATCAGACTTAAAGTTGAACTCGTTATGAGTCCAGTGCGATGCCCACATAGCATTAATTAGTGGGTCAGTTATTTCAGAATAGTCAAAGGGCTTGTAGCTCAGCCTCTTTTCAAAGATTGAAGTCATAGGGGAATGGGGTAATAAAAAATTTAAACGCGGACTACTAAGGTAGTCAATAGTCCGTAAAGTACTTCCACACTCTGTACGTCTCTAAACGTCTTAAGTCTGGAAGTTTTAGACTGGTTATAATATCTAACCTGTCTTTTCTTTGGTACTTTTTAAGGTACGCATTTGCTTTGTTTGTGACGAGTGTATCCTCTACATTCTCTTCGCAAAAAAGTCTTAACTCCTCTCGGTCAACAACACTAAAGCCTCCTTCTTCGGGCATATCGAAAGCGATAATCTGTGCGCCTCCATACATCCAGCCAGGGTTGCCCCCGACGTTTTTAAACTCGCACCAAATCTCATCGGGCATGTTGTTGCCTTTCACATCAACGCCCCACCTTCCTTCCTTTCCTTCATATGTCATCCAATAGTCAACGTGCAGATGGACATCGTCCTTGCGGTTGGCTTTAGTTACTTGAAGGTTAAGCGCTCTAGCGGCGCGAGCAAACCGTACTTCAGCTACTCTTCCTGTTGAACCCGAATAGGCTTTCCTGTTCTGACTTATCATCTGTGTTGGCTTCAAAATGTTGGTATGAAGCCTCCTTGATAAGGTCTAGCTCCTGATTCATAGCGACCCGCATGCCAGATATCATATTGGCTACGTTCCCTGGATCCAATCGCGGATCCCCATCGAAATCAAAGAGCTCTTCGTAGAACTCAGTTATTAGATTATGAAGCCTGACCGTCGCAATTCTATACGTTGCGCCGAGCTGCTCCTTTGTTAGCTCCTTTCCCATGATCTAGTTTTTTTATTACTTCAATTGCTTGTGCAATCTGATGTCTATTCTTACAGATGAAGAGAGCGGGAACGGGCTTGTCCAAGTCCATGAGATGCCTCAAGAAGAGTTTCCATCGCATAGGGAAATCATGGTGAGAGGGCGTGTACCCTTTAGTCTCTATAATCCAGCTTCCATCTAACGCCAAGAAGTCGGGGGTATACCTGATAGGAAGAACAATGGCATTACTCCTATCAGATAAGTCTTTGCCCTTTGCTGTCATCTTAAAGTATATCCCGTCGTATCTAAACTTATCGACTAAGACAAACTCCTCGGTTTCATAGGCAAATTTTATCCCCGATTCAGCTAAAAGGTCAGCGCAGGTTTTCTCCAACCCGCTCTTGTATTTACCTAAATTTTTCTTTTTGGCGGATTTCCTTTTGGGGGTTCCGTTTTTGCTTCGCTTCACATGGGTAAGTTACAGCTTAATCTTGTAAAAACGACTCGTTTGAGGAAAGGTTGAAGACTTTATACTCTTTGAACTGTAAACCAATGGGTTGGAACAATTCCTTTTGAGTATGATTTAACCGAAAGGCTGTCCTTGATGTGTTAATAGTAAAGCGTATTGGGTCTTCTAGCGCAGTTGGCTCACCACCTGTCTCAACATCACGAACCTTACGGATGTGCCATTCAGTCGTCTTCCGCTCATTAAAGTCAGGATGCTGAACCCTACGGTGTACCGTAATGAAACAGTCCGATCGGTTGACAAACTTGCCTCCGCCTTCTGTGTCTTCAGCGAACGGAGCAATAGGCAGTCCGTCAGGGCCTTTCCTACGTTGTGCTTCAGTGACAGCATGCATATTAAGCCAAACAGCTACGTTATGTGCAGTAGAGAATGTAAGGAACTCAGAGGCAGCCTCGTAGTGGTAGTCATGTACACCTATGCTGCTGTTCTTCATGTCCAGCTTCAGGCTGTTGTATGGGTCAACGAATACACCGTCTACGGGCTGTTGCTTTAAGATCTTCTCAAGGAACAGAATGATGTCAGAATAGCTGTACACCTGCTTGTTGCTGATCACTGTAAAGTGCTCATTAACCCACTTGTACGCCTCCTTACGTTGATCGTATGTCATGGCATCAATAGGTCGGTTAACAGCAAATTGCATGAGAGTCATCTTCAAAGAAGCTGTTCGGTTTTCTGATGAGTATACAACCCACTTCCATCCGTGCCGTACCGCAGAGTTAACCATCATATACAGAGCCATAGTAGTCTTACCTACGTTTGAGTGACCATTGATGATAGTGAACTCTTTCTTGTAGCGGAAGTACTTGTCAAGTGTCTCATCGCCAGTGTCTAAGCCCACTTCGATTCTACCGTTAGCATAGTCGTCAATCCATCGGAAGTCCTCATCGTCAGACGATATGAAGGACATGTCTCCGTCGTTTACCAGCAGCTCGCGCTGAGCTTCCTTCTCGTCGGATAGCGTAGCTCTGATAGGATCTTGCTTGCCCTTCTCTATACCTTCGCGGATAGTCTTGTATGCATGGTCTTCTGAGTCTATATCACGTTTCATAATCTCTCGCACTAGGATGCGGACAGCCTCGTCCTCCTCTATCCTGCCTGCGGCTATGTAACCTCCTACAAGCCTAGCAGCTTTTAATAGCGTAGCATGCTTGTCCCCATCGTCGCATTGACGGATCATACGGGAGGCTAGATTTAACTTTAAGTAATCGGTGTAAACACCTGACTTAGAGACAGCTACCTGCGATTCGCTCAACTCAGATGCAAACGCACCGAACACACTGGATTCATCGTTGATGGTTAGCTCTGGGTCGAAAGACTCAAAGCAAGCTCTAGATTCATTGATGCCTGACTCGTCTACCTCTAAGTCGTACTGCTTGTGGAAGTATGTACGTAGAGCGCGGAAGTGATCACGGTGTCGTTCAGGATTCGATATACGGACTAGAGCTTTGAGCCCATCACCAGACGGTGAAATCCAGCAGCTATAGACGTAAGGATCCGTACCGAGTAGCGCTTTGGACGTCGCAACATCGATGTGATCGAAATCCAAAACAATGTATCCGCTATGCTTGAGTAGAGAATCGTCTGCCCTATCCTTGAACTCTCCGCTGAATAGGACGACAGGGAGTTTCTTCTTGAATTCTTTATCGCCACTGCGAATAAGCTCAATCGTTGGCGCAGAAGTCCCCTCCTGGATCCGCTTGAGCGCCGTCGCAAGATTGATGTGGTGCGGTTTGTCTTTCTGGAATACATTCTGGAATATTGTTACTTTCATTTCTTAATTTCATTGCTTGTGTTTCGTACCAGTTCGCTTTTTCTAGCTCCCTTTCCATAGGCTGATTAGGTTTCAGTCCTGCTCGCATCCTGTATTTGAATGCATTCATCTCGCAAAAAGCGATGTACTTGTCCTTGCCCCATACATCAATCATCATCTCCCATACCTCCTTGCATGAGCGTTGATAATGCTGCGGGTTAATAAAGCTGTCGTTTTTCATATCTTACTATTTACATGTCCTACAATTTTTTTAGACCTTATCCTTTTAATCGTCACTCTCTTTTCAGACTTGTAAGTCTTGCCATAGAACTCCAACTCAAGGCGGCTTATCGTTCTGTTGTCTTTGAGCATGATCTCCAACGGGTCATCATGGTTGCTAACTATCCATACGGGTAAATCAAACTCACGCTTGCCTTTCTTAAAGGATGCGTCAGCTGTCATGTAGTATATCGGAGGTAAGCTTGACATAGAATTTTCTTTTTAGGTTTTCGCCTATCCACTTCAGTGAAACCACCTTAGGGGATCGACATACGTTGCCGTCTAGCAGTACGCAATTGTCACCTTGCTTGTTTGCTATACATAGAATCAGGTAATGCTCGTGATTGCCAGGAAGCACTACATCCATATTACTATTGTAGTCCGTCATCAGGACACCAAAGGTATATGTTTTGCCTTCCCTACTAGCGGAGAAAGAAAAGGGGGAGAGGAACTTTACGTCCCTCAACCCCCATTCCAATCTAGCATACAACCCAAAGGGTTTAGAAGGGTAGGTCGTCAGCTTTTGCTGCTCCATCCTTTGCTTGTGTGTTCTGACGTTCCTGAGCAGCTGCGCTGTTAGGATCCCAGATACTTAGACACGGCTTACCGTTCTTAGACATGAACATTTTGAAACGTGCGTTACCGCCTCGCCCCTCTTCGTCACGCTTTGTCAGGTACTGATCAAGGATGTCCTTGAGTTCGTTGTCCTTTAGGCGGAATGTCCAAGACATCAACTCGCCATTGTCATTGAAGCTAGGCTCATCGGCCCAACCACATAGTACGCTTTCGTACTGCTTTTTTTGTTCACTCATGTTTAATGAATTTAAGTTAAATAATAAAAAATACTAAGGTGAATAAGAGTGCCGTGACTAAGCCTTCGACGATCTCTTTTGTTTCTTGGTCATACTTCATACTTCAAATAATCTGTTACGGGGTCATAATCTTTTTCCAAGAAATTTTCTATTCTTGATACTGCATTTGTAAACTTCATCCCTCCGACAAACAGTGTTTCATCAGTGCATTTCACCAGAGCGGGAAGGTACGGATAAGTTTTCTCCTGTACAACCCAATAGAAGTCTTTTATGTTAAAAACCTTAGTGTATATGTACGCTTGAATGTCGTAAGAGAAATCTCTAACGCTGTACCGAAACTTCTCTACGCTCTTGGATGACTTGCTATCGCTAATGAACCCATCGCCTAAGCAATCAAGGAATCCTTTTACTTGAATCCCTTCAAGCTCCTCATTGAACTCAACCTGATACTTACCCTGCAAATGAGATTGTATTAATCCGCAAGCATCGAGACGGTCGATCATGTCATTAGCCATGCGCCAGTCATCGGGTGAGCAGATAATCTTCCCTTGTTCAGCGTACTCCGATTCGACTTTGTCTTTTACTTCCTTGTACTCTTTAGTGAGTGAAGGCTTCTTAGAGTCTTTCGTCTTGTCGCTGCACTCGGATAAGATTTTGTCTTGCGAGAGGATGACGTACTTATCCATAGCTATGTCTCGTTCGAACAATAACATATCATACAAAGTTCCGAAGCTAAGAGCGTCAGACTTGTACTTGAGCTCGCCTTTCATGTAGCGATCGAACTGAGCCATATCGCCAAGGGCTTGCTTGAGAGAAGAGTAAGACAAGTGTGCCTTGCCATAACGCTCCATTAATTTTTCGGGTACATTCATATTTCAATTATTGGTTCTGACCAGTAGTCGGGTTTAAACGACGTAGACCAATTGCCTACGCCGTCGTATTGTGTTAATTCAACCTCACCCCTGAATTCATTGCACTTAGTGAAGTACAAACCTTCAGCAAGGGGTTGGTTTGTTGATGCGTCAACCCACTCGAACTTTTTGGTTAATCGGATGAGCTCCGATCTACGCTCATAGTATTCTCGTGTGGCTTTCTTCGTCATCTTCATCGCACAAACTTTCCGAGTCCAGCCACTTGCTTTTCGCTTAGCTGTTCACCGTACTTAGCTGTAATAGCTTCGAAGGCTTTCTTCTTGTCTGTCTGTGACTTGATGTAAGCAACAGCCTTGTCCATGATGTTAGCCTCTACAACGGCCTCTGCTGAGGCTTCGTGCTTAAAGTCAGACTTCGCAGGAGGCTTCTCTTTAGAGTCTTGCTTTGCGATAGCGTCAGCCACTTCGTTAGCAGAAGCAATCGATGTGTCGATACCGATACCTAGCATAGCTAATGCACGGCCAATAGCCGATGTCTCGCAGTTCTCTACATAGCTAGTCTTGTTGATGTTGCTGCTGCCTTGTACCTCGTGAGCATGACCAGTAGATATAATGCGGTTGCTTGCATCTACGATCGACGCTTTACATACACACTGTGCATCGTCCAACATAGTGAAGTCTGTAATTAGACTCCAGTTTTTGTATTGGTCTTCTTGACGGAAGAACTTGATTCGTTCGTTGACTTCAACGTACTGTTTGCCACGTATGTTCGTGGTCTTGAATTGATAATTACTCATAACTCTGTTTGGGTGTTTAATTGTTTTTCTAAATTTTCTTTTTCCTCAGTAAGGAACTGAATCCTTTCGTTAATGTTTTTTATCTTCTCGTTAGCACCTTGCTTACCTAACACTTTACGTGCTATACCAAAGGCAGTCTCATGTAAGTCTCGATACCCCTTCCAATAGATAAGCCAATCTCCGTGATTCCTTTTCATGTGAGCCACTGTCGATCGGTTTTTACCTACAACAGAAGCCACCTGTTCTTGTATGCCATAGTCAAGCATCGCCACGGCTAATGCCGCCCTTGCTTTTACTTGGTCTTGTTGCCTAGTCTCATTACGCACTAATCCGATTGTACTGTAATACATATCAGCGCAGTGAATCATGGCTTCGTTTCTATATCCGTCCATAAAGTTAAATTGTTAATGTGTTAAAGTCAAGAAAAAAGACATCTTTGTTTCTCAAGGCTCTCTAGTGTACATATGAAATATATACAGGCCTGTTACAGGTTCTCCCTGCACACCATACGATGTCTTACCAGTCAGCGTTCTGACATGGATTCTTCTGTGAGTATTTTGTGAAATCTTGAGTAGTGATACATAGACTCTGCAACCCCTATGATTCCTTCCATAAAAGTCTCTGCCTCAAAAGGATAAAGCTTATCCGTTATTGAGTCGGTAATGTAATCGCTTGCTACATCCCTGCCTATTTCTATGAATTGCTCAAGGTTTTCTGATACATGATCGCTCATCCATTCCTCTATGTCCTGCTCTATGATATCATCCATTGCAAACATAGCGGCTACTCGCTCTGCTTTGTCTGACGAATCGTGATTTTTTTGTATCAATTTTATTGCTTTTTCGTTTGTCATGTGTTCTTATTCGAAGCTTCTAATTCTAACATAAATGTTTTCAGGCGGTGTCTCAAAGAACTTTAGAAGGGCGGGGCATAACCATATCGGGCCTTCGTCTGTCAGGTTTAACTCTGGAAAGTTTACCTTGTAGTAAGTGCCGTCATAGCCATCTTCTCCGCTCTTAACTAACTCTACGTCTTGGTTAGGTATCGGGGTAGCCCCAAAGTAAAAAGAGCAAGTTTCTATTGACTTGTCGTTTACTCTTCCGCTCATAACGTCAAGAAGCAAGTCGGCTCCTTCTACGAAAGGTTCTTTATCTAATTCTCGTGATTCGTCATCGAAGACCCACATTCCGTTGTGGATGTAAGAGTGTATTGAGTTAATGCTATTCATTTGTATTTTTTTGGTAATAAGGTTGAGTGTACGAGCCTAATGTTTGTTCCGCGCTTCTCTGCATAGGCTCCTGATGCTGAGACGTATTTTTTACCTTCGAACTCATACTCCCAGAGGTCTTGAGTTGGCTGCTGTTCTTGTTCTTCAATCATTTAAATCCATATTTTTGTCCGTCTTCATACAATGTTTTTAATTTATTATCTAGCGTTCCGTCATAGTAAGTGTCGGGAGGTGAGCTCATTATCTTCATGAAACTTTCAAAGAGTTTCTCTGCGTCGGCTTGCCTCATTAGCTTGCTGTGTACTTCAGGGAAGGCTTGTTGTAGTTCAGTCATTTGTTTCCGTTTTTAAAAAACCATTCAAGGTTGTTGTCAATAGTCGTCGCAAGTGCAGTCAGCTGATCCGTCAACCACGTATAAACTTCTGTCATTTGTAAAGATTAAATTGTATTCATCATTGCTAATTACGTTTCCGTTCCAAGAGTTAATCCAGTCAGGGCAGTGCTTAGGGTTGAACTGTATGCGGTAGTCATGGTCATTGACCTTGAGCCTATCAGCAGGCAGTATTTGGACAGCCTCACACTGTATCCATGCACACACTGTCTTGCAAGCACCTTCATGAATCTTCTTGGCGGTAGATGGCTGAACCTTTAGGGTAGCATTCATCATAGCGATTTGATTTTCTGATGGGTTGACATAGGACACGGTGTCTGTTTCTGTATTCTTGATTTGCCACTTCATAAAGTGTGCGCCTCGTCCGAGGTGGAATCTTACTTTGTACATGAGATTTTGTTTTTATAATTTCGTTTTACTTCGGTGTATACATGGTTAGCCCACTCGTTAAAATCCTCAGGGGGGTTTACGGTTACGCTTGATCGAACACATACTATTGTTTTTTTGCGTTGTGTTGTCATCTTTCTATTAGTTTTAGAGTTGTATTGTTTGGCCTACTGCCGCTTACTTTTCCCATTATTGTGCTGGGGTTAAATTCGGGATACAAGTGTTTAGCCGCTTCTGTTGTGTTCCTGTACTTAATCCCCGTCTTTGTGCATATGACCGTGGCGAATTTGTCTATATGCTCTACGCTCATCCAACCCTTAACCACTGGTCTCTTGCCTAGAGCAACCGCACTCACATTTTGTATGTTAGTGTCAATGTCCTTGGAGCATTTAACTTGAGAACTCCAGGTTTTGGTTAGGCCATTCTTGATGAAGGTGATCTCCTTGGGCTTGAAAACTTTCCTTGCCTTACCCCCAACTGGATGCCACCCCTTAAGGGACTTTGGGTAGTTCCAATACTTGAAGGGTTCCTTGCCGTCGTAGTAGTGACGCCTCATCATGCAACTTATTGAACCTGCGCTTACGCCGATAACCTTAGCCGCCTCTTTGTAGCTGTTGAATGTGCGAACTTTGCCATCGGGGTCAACTATTTTTACTATCCTCTCGTTAGGGAACTTAAAACCCTTTGGTTTCATCACACCTCCAAGACACTTGTTCAGGCATTTAGGGTCATCAAGAAGTTCCTTGTTCACAATGAGAGCCTCCAACTCCTTTAGTTCCGAGACTGTCATTCCGCCCGCTAAAACCTGCGCCTCAAACGAGAGCCTTTTAATCGCATTTCGCAGGGTTGGATTGGAGGCTACGTGAGGGGATTTAAAAGTCCCGTACCTGCACCTAAGGCTGTTACGGGTTACACCATAGTAGTAATGTCCAGACTCGAACGATAGCTTATACAGCACACCTTTGTCATCGTATCTTGGTGGTGGAAAGTTTATGCAGCCCATGTTAGTCATCGTTATTTAGTTTAAGTTCACTAATGGTTATGCTATTTAGTGATTTGATTCACTTTTGAATGCGTTCAATATATCGGTGTCGATTATCTCACCACTCTGATTAATGATTCCGTCCTCTATGAAGGATCGTGCTTGGCGTTGATACGCCCCCTGAAGGTGTAGTATGTGTCCCGTCTTGATGAGGTCGGCATACATCTCAAGGACATCGAATCCTTGTAGGTTTCCTGATTCGTAGTCCATTATTTTATCTACTATATTCATAGTGCTTCGATTAGTTCTCGCGCTTTCATGTTAGCATATGTGCGCTGTTGTGTTGATGTGCCAGTACGTTGTGGTGTAGGGCATTCGATGGTGAAGTCATCAGTTACATAGGCCGACGCACCTTGTTCGATGCTGAAAGCAAGTTGCTTGATGTGTTGTTCTTTACGTTCGTGTGTCATTTTGCAAATTGTTTATGTTGTTCGTGAGTATCGTCGGTGTGGCATGGACATCCTCTCTGCTTGTCCGCAAGAGTATCCCATCCTTCGAAATGTTGTACGTTGTAAGTTTTCTTTCTCGATTTTCGAGAGGGTTGGTTTTTGTTTA